TCGAGTCAGCGCAGGCCGATTTGAACAAGTACTTCCCTGCCGGCATCCAGATGCTCTTCCAGCAGTCGGCGGCTCCGCCAGGCTGGAAAAAGCTGACCGGCTTCACCGACTGCGCTCTTCGCCTGACAAGTGAAGGTACGGGGAGCCGCACTAATGGCCTGGCTTTCTCAGCCTGCTTCGCGGCGTCCAGAGGCACGACCACTACCCAGATATCCATGGGCGTGAACGCGTCGACACTGTCAGTTGGGCAGCTAGCGTCCCATAGCCACGATGTCAGGATCGGTTCTCCAAGTTGGGCGTCAAGCAACACCAATAATATGCTCTGCTCTGGGGCCGGTACAGATAACGCTATTGGCTGGCGAGGCTCGAACGAGGCTCACGGCCACGGGTGTTGGAATTCCGCTCATGGCCATAGTGTAGATTTTCACGTCAACTTTGTGGACGTCATCCTCTGCGAAAAGGTGTAGCGATGGTCAGAACTCTGGCAGACAACGCCGGAAAAATCACCCGGCTATTTGGCATCATCTACGACAAGGAAGAGCAGACGCAGAAAAGCCTTGCTGCTTTTTCCGCGGAGCTTGAGGCTGCGGCCACCACGCTGACAACAAGCGTCAAACCCGTAGTCGAACAGGTTCAGGCTGATCTCGAGAAGTATTTTCCTGCCGGCACGAAGATGCTCTTCCGCGGGACTTCACCCTCAGGTTGGAAGAAGCTCGCAGACCACACCGACTATGCCCTGCGTCTGACGTCAGGCGACACAGGAAGCGATGCCGGCCGATTCAGTTTTTCCGTCCGTTT